CATCACTCTCAAATACAGTTTTGGCATCTTTTTTAGGATCTGCTTTTAACACAAAGATACCTGATAGTGTTGAACCTGGATGAGTATGATACTCTTGGAAATCTTTCTTTTTGTAAATGTTAAACCAAGCATTTTGATGATATAGTTTATCATTTGAACCTATCTCTTTTGAATATAAATTTGCTTGTTCTAATGCCCAATTGTTTATCTTTTTAAATTTTTCATCTTTTATAATATTGTATGTATTGTGTGTATTGTAAACTGTGCTTATCCAATTATCACCACCTTGATCTGTTGTTTTTTGTAAATCATAACAATGGTCAACTATTGTTTGACACTCACCCTGCCAATCTGAATAGGAAATGATAGTTGGAAACCAATGTTCTAATTTCATATGTCTAGTATATCACTTTTTTGCCCTATTGTCAAGGTTAATTATGGATGAAATCTCTATGAAAATCGTGGTAATCATGCTTTGTTTTGGCATAATCATTCCATTTTTGTTTTCTCTGATCTAATGCTTGAATAAAAGGCTCCCATTCCTTTTTATAGTCTTCAAAATTACTAGAATTAACCATATCTAACCATTTTGCTGAAGTGAAATCACCAGGACCCCAATTCATACCAGCAGCTATAGCCTGTAGGCCACCAGCTGTTTCAAAATGATAATCATAATCTCTTTGACAAGCATATCTAAAGAAACCTATTTTAAACATTGCTTTCATATCTATTAAATTAGGTTCCCATTCTTTATCTCTATTGGCTCTCCAATATTCTGTATCATCTCTATTAGATAATGCATAGTGCATGGCAACAAATTCAGCAAAGTTAGTAAACAATCTTCTACATTGAAAAGTATAGTTATCTCTATCCCACTGTGTAACTATATCTCTTTTTAAATTTCTTAATAGCCTAAACAAAAATTCATGTACACTAAACAAACCATTACTTTCTAATGGTTCAATAAAACCTGCAGACAAACCAATTGCTGCAACATTTTTAACCCATAATCTTTTATGTATACCTACTCTCATTTTTAGTTTTTTAAATTCTAATTCATCAGTACCTAAATGATTTTGTAATTGTTTTAATGCTGTATCATCATCAACAAATTTATCTGAATATACATAACCTGTACCTATTCTTTCCCATTGTGGTATATTCCATACCCAACCATTTTCTATGGCAGTACAATTTGTATATCCTACAAATTCTTTTCTTTTATTAGTATATGGTTTTCTAGTTGCCCAAGCAGAATTGTTTGGTAACATATCATTATAAGATATAAATTCTTCTTTTAATGTATCACCTAATAGTAATGATTTAAAACCTGTACAATCAATGTACATATCAGCTGTGTGTTTATTGTTTAATGATTTAACACCATTTTCATCTTTTTCTACAGATTTTACATCCTCTAATATATGCTTTACTCCTCTAGGTTTACAATAGTTATCTTTTAACCACAATGCAAACATTGTTGCATCGAAATGATATGCACTATCTCTATGAAATCTAAATGGTAAATTTTTTAAATCATCACCTTCAGGATAATATAATTTATGTTGTCTAATTAAAGCCATTTGTGGATAATGACATTCGGCATAATCTGATCTAGGTGTATCAGGATAAAAATATTTTTTATAATACCAATCATTTAGTAATGCTTTGTTTTCTTCTACAAATGGTTGACCAAAAGGATAATGAAAACCACCATCACCTTTTCTATAAAAATCTGTAAACTTTATACTTAATTTGTAACTACCGTTAGTATGTTTCATAAAATCTTTATCATCAATTCCCAAATAGTGTGTCCATTGTTTGATACCACCAACTGTACTTTCACCCACACCAACAGTTGCAATGTTAGGTGATTCTATTAATGTTACTTCTTTTTCGGGAAATTCTTTTATAAGTGTAGCTGCTGTCATCCAACCAGCACTACCACCACCAACTACTAAAAATGATTTTATGTTTTTCATGTCTATATTATATCAAATTTAATCAATTTGTCAACCCTTATTCATATCCATTATTTGATTCATCTTAATTTTTATCTCATTAGGGTCTAGTTTTTCTAATTCTTTTGGTGATGCATTGTTACCAAACAACGCTTTTAATATCGCTGCCTGTTTCTTCTTATACTTATCATTCTTTTTAACTAGGTTTTTAATTCTAGTATTTGTATTTGCTTTCTTCTTTGATTTTATTTCTTCTTTATTCATACGCCATTGTCTTAACGATATGTTAGCAGCAATCAATAGAAGTACAGCCAATGGGTCAAATACAAATATGAGTATTAATATAACAATTCTAACTGCACTATCGAAATTGTTTTCAGCGTTCTCGCCATATATTAATTGAGCAACATATTTAATTGGTCCTACTTCAGCCTCTATCTTATCTTGTTCTAAATTTAATGATGCCTTTTGATTTGTAAGTTCAGCAATTTTATCACTTGCCTCATTAATAGCTGTATTTAATCCATTTCTTTCATCTTCTTGCTTCTTACGTTCTTTTAGACCTCGTGTTACAAATTCTTTTTCTATGTAAACTTCTAATGCCTTATCTAATTGGTCAAGTGTCTTTTGTGATCTGTCTATAATCAATTGTTGTTGATTGATTTGATTATCTAATAATTCTATTTTAATATTATTACCTGATGTAGGTTTAACTTGGTCAAGGTGTGCCTTTGATAGAAAACCAAAGATGCCCATTGATGTAATGAATACTAAAACTATAATGGCACCAAAGAGATATGCTTTTAGTAAACGTGGTACATCATTATTCCAATTGTTATATAACCAACTGGCAGCAACAAGTTTACCAACTTCTAGTGCTGAACCCATAGCAATAATAGGTATCACAGCACCAGCAAACAATGTCGCTAGACCTATGATTGAATACCCAGCCGCTATAACAGATATAGATATGGCCGATAAAAATGTTAATATTGTTAAAAACATATTATTATTTATTATTGTGATAACCAATTAAACACAGCTCTCATACTTAATATGAAATATGATAATTCCATAAGAGCTCTTGGCCAATCTTTATCTTTTAAGCCAAAATATATCCACATAGTACAAGATACACAACTTAATATCCATCCTACCCATTGTGTTGAAATATTAGCACTTGATAATATCCATACACTTATCATTGCTAAACCAAAACCAAACCAACGATAACCGTTGATGTTTTGATAATACCTTATTTTCATAACTCTCCTTATGGTTTATTCTTTGGTACTTTTGAATCCGTTTTAATATTTATGTCTATTTCACCTGCTTTTTTTTCTTGTTCTTTTATAGCATCTACAATCCAATTAACTCTTTTAGCATAATCTTTTGTAGTTGAATAAGCCTTTAAAGTTTTAATCAAAATTTTAGCATCTAATGTTTGACCTGTAACTAACATCCTAGTTCTTGTCGTTCTAAATTCTTCATATGCATTATGGTTATTTAATAAATCTACAAAGAATTTTACAGATTGGCATTTTGTATTAAACTTTCTTATACCCCAACCTTTCCATTTAGTTCTGCCTTCTATTAGTAAATGTGGTACTTTTTTATCATAAGTTCTAATACCAAATAGATTATTTGCTTCGTTAGCAAATCTACTTGTTCCCCAACCTGATTCTAATGCAGCCTGACCTACAATCATATCGATAGGCACTCTTTTAAACCTAGGTGTTGAAAAATTAACCCAATCAACGCATTTACGAATAGCAGCTACAAACTGCAGATCATTTGTATATTCAAATGATGGTTCTTGTAGTCCTAAAGTATTTGCCCAATTTGTGTAATAACTTTCTATATCTTTTTTAATTATATGTTTTGTATATGGATTAGGAAAAAAAGTTCCTATAATAAACATAAAAAATACAACTACAATACCAGTCAATATTTTCTTCACAGCACTATTTTTAATTACTTGTTTTACCATAATCATCCTCCGTTTGAAAGTTAAACACTGCAATCACCCGTCTATCATTTTTAGCTGGATAACTTGTAGCGTGATAATGTTTACCATCAAATATTAATACTTTATATTTTTCTGGTTTGATTGTCTTTAATAAATCTAATGGATTCTTTAAATGTTCATCTATTGTCAATGTAGAGTTTTTAAAATCAATGTCATTATAAGTTTGTTTAAATATGTGTGTATCACCTAAACTATCATTTAAGTATATTATACCTAATTTATGAGGCATTTTAAAATCAATATGTGGGTCGCCATGTTTATAATCAAAACAATTTACATTTAAATTTAGACAACCTCTCATTATTGTTTTTATTTTTAGATCAGCTGCATCACAAGCTCTTAATAATATGTTTTCAAAAAAAGAATATTCCTCTGATTTTGTAAAAGACTTTACCAAAGGGTCATCAGCTCTTGGTAATAACATATGACTAAAAAATAAAAACTTATCTGTTGTAGATACTGGTTGAAAGTACCATGGAAAATCATTTGATAAGATATAATTTTCTATATATTCTTTTTCATTATCATTCAATATATTTTTTATTTCCCAAATTTTATGTTTCATACTTTCCACTTTTTATTAAAGACTTTAATTTATTAACATCAAGTTTACTTTGTATTCTTAATGCTTTAAATCGTGGTTCTCTTTTTGGGCCAACGATTTCTAATTCTGAAACTCTTTCAAAGGATAATATATCTTTCATATACAAATCTATTACAGTTTCCATTTCTTTTATACTATTATCTCTTGTAATAAGTTTTGTAGTGTAAACACCTTTTCCTTTTACCAATAGTTTTAAAATGTCTAAATGTTTTTTTAATAATTTCATATTTTCCTCACAATGTAATCATAGAATCCATGGTCGTTATCTATCTTTTTTTGAAAGAATACTAATTTTTCATTCTCTCTATACTTACTCATTCTTTTGAATATTTTATTAGATTGTTTTTTATTGTAATTACTCAAAATATCTTCTTGTAAATTACCAGAATAATAAACTACCTCTTTTGTAGGTTCGTCTAAAAATTCTTCTAACGTTTCTAATGATTCTTCGATTGGTTTTTTAAGATATGCGTCCTTAAACTTTTTTACTCTCGCCTTCTTCATAATATAATCTTTCTGTTTAATTTAAAGTCGTAGTCCGATTGATTTCAATTTGGGTTCAAAGCTGTAAAATAATTTATTATGATTACCACTATCACCTTTATTGGCCATTTGATACAGATGTACCATTTCGTGTCCTAATGTGTCCACAAAATCTTTTTTACTATTATAAACAGGTTGCATTTGAAGTCTATACACCCTAGTTCCTTTTCTTTTCCATTCTAATACTTCTACTAATCCATAACAATATTTTTTCTTATCTCTTATTTGTTTGATTATGATTTGATTAAATGGTGAAAGTTCACCATTAAAGATAGCATTGTTAATTAGTTTAAAATAAGTTTTGATGTCTTTGAAATTTGTATAATACTTTTCTCTACTACTCAATACTGTATTGAGTCGTTTTTTTATAACCGAAAGTTTTTGTTTTTTGTTTTGCATTATAGTTAACCTTTAAACCACATATAACTCGTAATAAGTCCAATGTAGATAATATATTCCCATAATGATATGTCACCAAATTCGTGCATAATCAATTAACAATCATCCTTGATCTCGCTGTCTTTTAAGAGTTCACATTTTAACTCTTTATCTGCTTTCATTCTTAAATCAGCAGCAACACCTTCTAAAATTGTTGGAAGGTACTTCTGTAAAATAACTAATGACTCAATTGTAAATTGGTGTGCAAGTTTTTGTAGTTCTTGCTCCATTAACTTACTAATATCTACGTTGTTGCCTTGTAAAGTATTGGTTATTACATTAGCAACTACTGCCTTATTGTATTCATCAGCTTTAACTGAATTGGCAAAGGCGTTCAAACCTAACCATAATATGGTCAATAATATAATCAACTTCTTCATAATAATATATCCTCCTAGTTATATTATTTAGTATATAAGGATTATAGGTAAATGTCAAATAAAAAATTGGTTAAAAAGTCATTGATTTTATTGACTTTTTTAGAGGGGCGTAAGGGGATTTTATAAGAAAACCCCCTAAAAATCTATCTTTTTACAAAATCATCAGTCCAATCAAAGGCCTCTTTGACTACCGATTCGGTAAATCCTTTGTAGGCTTTGTTTAGAGTTTTGTTTTTGATGTGTAATAGGACCTTTGCATCGTCTTTATGCAAACCCTCTAATAACTGAATAAACAATGTTTCTTTTCTAACTCTTTTAATTTGATTGTTACCACCGACAATATAAACATATAGTCTTCTTGCTTCATTAAATAATGAAGTATGTTCTGTTCCAGCTGGTGCCTCATTTTCCATATAAGGTGGATCACCTGCAGGTAAATCAAATTGGATTTTAGAATAAAATGCTGCTTTACATAATTGACGTAAAGCCTGACTGTCGTTTTCTCTTAAAACAGCAATCTTTTTTGTCTTATCTTTAGCATTATTAATTTTTGTAAATAATTCGTGTACTAAAGGTGTACTAGAACCAGATGTTCTAGTCGAAGCTGCCATTGCCTTTTTACTTATTAGACTAGGATGTCTATCTTCGTTAAGTTGTTTTTCTTGTGCCATAATTCACTCCAAATATTGCAATATTAAAAATCATTAATGTTTGTCATTAACGCTCTAAGTTTATGTTTCATAAAGTATGGCAATAGTTTGGACCTACTGTTAACTTTATAATTCGTATATCTATTTATAATAGTATTTACTAGAGGCTCTGGTATTTGTTCTAAATCAATTAATGTCTTATTTCTTTGATAAAACTTTTTGGTTTCTGATCCAAGTGGTATGTTATCTACATTTGCCCACTCCTCTAATCTTTTTTTATTGATAGGTTTTTGTTTAGTTCCTGTACCAAACATATTAAGTCCAGATGATGTATTTGTAACAGGTACTAAACAAAAACCTAACAATAAAAAAAGATTAGAGGAGTGGGCAAATGTAGATAACATACCACTTGGATCAGAAACCAAAAAGT